TAGGTGCCATTAGACACCTTTACATCCCACTTAGTTGTTTCTTTTAGTTTGTACATATGATTACCCACAAATTGCATACTCTGCTAACTCTTTCCAGTTTGCACCGGCACTCTTACGGATTTTGGTTACTTGAATAAGAGTACGAAGGCTCAATTCTTTTACCTCGTCCTGTAATGATTCGATTAATGCCATGGCATCATCTTTTAGATTTTGTGCATACTCACTCATAAACTCTTTAGACTTGCAAAGGTGTTGCATACGCTCAACCTTTTGCTTACTTGTCATTGATAGGTCAACGGCAAGGGACCTCGTCACAATGGCTTGGTCAAGTTTACCAGAATCCATGTTGGAAATAAACACTACACGACCTTTAAATTCGAATGAATTAGGCAATTCCTCGTCTCTAAAATCTGCTCTCCATGAGATGATACGGCGGTCATAGGAATCAAGTGCCGCTTTTAACAGGTTAACGGATACTGGATCTTTTAACACGGAATCGCAATCATCAAATACCACAACACCGTCTCGGTTCTCATACAATGTACGGTATAGACCTTTAGGGGTTGAATAACCTTTGATTACATTAAATGCCTTTTCCTTGTTGACTACACTACCCTCCTCAAGGGTGGATGTATCGGTGAAACCTGTTTTAACTAAGGCATTGGTTACGGTATGGGACTTACCTAGACCACCAGGACCTGTTACAACCACAGAGGCTTGGTCACCTCGTGCTAACATTGTCACCATATCGGATAGGAAACCGAAACGCTCATTGATTGAAAATCTGGATTCTTTTACCTCGACCTGTTCGGTGCTACCTGTAGAGCCACCGGCTTTACGGATAGCATATTGTAGACTGGACATTTTAGTACGTCTCACGGTCTTGCCGTTGATTACAGTTTGGAACATACCATTTACCTGTTTGATGTCTGACATAATTTACCTCGTCATTTAAAAGATTGATTATAAAGCATTTTCGGAAGAAAATCAAGTGAATGTTGCCGAAAAGCAACACTCAGTTTATTTACCTCGTCCTACCTCGTCCTACTTGGAAGGAACATGGCTCGTGGTCACTTTGCCAAGGGTTTGAACATAGGAATGGACAAACTGTACGGAAAGTGGTGAGGTCTTGCCACGCATGAGGTGGTTCCACATAAGAGCCCAAGGGACTGGTGTGGTGGTTACTGAATTAGTATTCATAAAGGCTCCTTAGTAAAAAAGTGTTACAGGGTTTTCATACAGTAAGAAAAAAGTTTTACTGTAAATTCATACAGTAGTACAAAAGTTGTACTGCAATTTTATACAGTAAGAAAAAAGTTTTAACTGTTTTTTTATACAGTACACGGAAAGTATACGATATAAGAAAATAGTTCTAACCCCGCAGGGTTAGTACTAAAGCATTAAGCGGCTAAGGCAATGCGGATAACCTTTGCCATTTTGCGGCCATGGGTAGGATATGCTATAACGGCAACTTCCTTATTCCAGCAGGCACGGCAACCGGAACACTTGCCGGCATTCTCATAGGCACGGCAAAGGGTAGCACCTTCTGGAACCACGGTAGGATCGTTCACAATTGTGGAACCGTGGACGCCTGGTGTAAATTCACCCATGATAGAATCACTGGAGAATCGGACCATTACATTAGGCAAGGCTTGCATTTTGGCAAGTATAGCCTGGAATTTAAAAAATTTACCCATGCGGGTCGGTAACCAATGCTTGGTGTTAGGAGTACCTGCCATAACCTGGTAAATTTTCTCGCACAATTCTAGTGCATAGGCATCGCCGGAATCAAACCAGCGGAAATGCTTGGACTTGGCAAGGGCTTGGATCATATCGGCAACCCACCCATCACGTTTCCAGTCCTGCTGGTTGAAAATACGTGGTTCCATAACTGTAGGCATATGGTAAAGTCCGTCGGTAGCATAGCAACCGGAACAGGCAGGAACTAGGTCGCCATTGGCATCCTTAGAACCTGGGCAGGTATCTAAGGCTTGGAGGGACCATGATAGGTTGCCATCCAGCTTGGATACTTTGGAGAGACGGACGGTCGGTTTTAATTTTGGCATTCTAATTTCCTTTGTTTTCTTAATGTATGGCTCTATTATAGCCTAATTCGGTAAAATTGTCAAGGAATACCCCTACGGAATGGAAGGGTATTAATATCACAATTTTATAGAATGTAGAATTGTACTTGGTATGGATGGCGGTTGAATTGGTCATCATAAAAATATGAGGACTGGCCACCACCATTGCCAGGGTTCAATTGGTTTTTACGGACAAGGTCTTCTAACCCGGACCATACGGCTAGCCTATGGGCTAGGGGTCTAATGGTATCTAATTTCCCAACCTGTACATCCACTTGGTACTGGCCTTCCATGATAACACGGATCCATTGGGAGTTTTTTACTCCCTTGATTAATGATTTTGCCATTGTATTTCCTTTCAGTTTCAATCTATTAAGGCTCTATTATAACCGAATTCGGTAGAATTGTCAAGGCATACCCCTACAATTTACTATGGTATTATTATTGAAAACCCTGGTATTCAAATTATGCCGTTGGTGTAGAAAAAAGTTTGCATTTTAAATTGTAATGAGGTTTGCGGAAAACCAAAGTATTCATTTTTAATACCCTTCGATTCCGTAGGGGTATTACTTGACAAACCGGCAAGGATGGGCTACAATAGAGCCTTATTAATTGAAATGTAAAGGAAAACAATATGGCAACCAGATCCTGTATCGGCGTCCAATGTGGTAATAAAATTGTGGCAATATATGCTCATTGGGACGGTTACGTCTCCAACATGGGTAGGAAACTAAATGAATACCACAATTCACTATCCAAGGCAATTGCCCTCGTTTCAAGGGGTGACCTATCGTCCATCGGTACCACCCTTGAGGAATGCCAATTCTACAATGAACCAAACGGTGGTTCCAATTTTCAAGAGTTTAAGAGTATCGAGGATTTTACCAGCCATTATGTAGATTGTGGTTGTGAATATGCCTACCTTTATTCAACCAAAACCGAAGCCTGGCAGGTTTGCCGATTGTCCAGTTGCTATAATACTCCTACGGAATTTGAGCCGTTGGACGAGAGGTTGATCCTGGATACCGGCATGGCCTAAGGTTGTGATATTAATACCCTTGCCAAGTGTAGGGGTATTCCTTGACAATCTTACCGAAAACCGTTATAATTGATCCATCAAAATTTGAAAGGAAACCAAATGGCTTATATGAACCAAGACCGTAAAAAAAGCATTAATGAGAACCTTAAAAAGGTTTGTAAGCCCCTAGGCATTAAATATTCATTGGCCGTCCGTAGCCATATGACCATATGCATGACCATCCGATCCGCACCAATAGATTTTATTGGGAACTACAATGAGGCAACCCGCAACCCTGGGCATATCGGTTATGGTAGAAACCAATTAGCCGAAAAGTCCATTCAGGTCAATCCTTACCACTACCAAAATGCCTTCACCGGCAAAGCGTTAGAGGCTATCACTAAAATAATGGCCGCTTTAAAATCTGCCGGCTGGTATGACAATTCGGATGCCCAAGTAGATTATTTTGATACCGCTTATTATACCGACCTGGATATTGGGTCATGGGACAAACCATTTCAAGTAACCGAGTAAAATTGTGATATTAATACCCTTGCCAAGTGTAGGGGTATTCCTTGACAATTTTACCGGAATCGGTTATAATAGAGCCATAGATTAAGGAAGTAATATGAGAGAAAAATCCACTATGAGGCACAATGCCGAGGTATTCCTTAGAATGTCCATGTATTCTACCGAATCATTAGAAGCCATGACCGACCAGGAAATTGAAGACCTATACCAGTATGAGGAAAACCTCCTGTTTTCCAATGTAACCGAATTTGACCCCAAGGAGATTAAATGACCAAAAAATCCGTATACATTGTCCACGTAAAATTGACCCAGGACAAACCATTCCGGGTTGTAGGTGTATTCGGTACCAAGAGTAAAGCCGCACAATGCCAGTCCAAGATTAATTCTGGTATCCTGGGGCAAGTATTCTATGCCATGGTTACCGTGCATCCTTTTAATGAGTTATATTGTAACCTAGGAGTCCTATAGAATGATTAAAAACCAAAGCAAAGAAAAACAATTATTAGACCAAGTAAAGCAATATTGCCGGGATGCTTGGATTACCAACGGTAAACTATGGATTGAAGGTGATCCAGTACAGGCCAGGTGGGTATCTGAAATGCTTAATATTAAACCAATTCCAGGTAGTGTCTCGGGCCAGTATGCTTTTGTTATTAATAGTAGACCATTCCGGTAGACTATTCCTTGACAATTCTACCGAATTAGGCTATAATAGAGCCATAGATTAAGAAAACAAAAGGAAACAATATGAATGAAAAGTACATTATCCTCTCCGCAATACATTATCAGGACCTAGCCGAGCAGGTTAACGAGGCCATTAAAAATGGTTATATCCCCCAAGGCGGTATTGCCATGATGCTAGGTTCCAATGGTCAACGTATTGCTCAAGCCATGATAAAATTACAGGAGATTAAATGAATGAACCTAGAGGAATAATATGGATTTTTTAATAGTTCGGTTTAGGATGATAATTCTAGGCCTCATTGTCTTAATTGTAGGGGTATTCAATCCCACCATGGTTATGAGGATTATTGGTGAGGTCTTAGGTGATGCCGAAGAGTATGATCCAATTAGAATAAGGAAACGGCATAGGAAAGAATTCCTAACCAAGTATGCCAGAAAATAGTGCACCCAATAGCCCCTTATAATAGGGGCTTTTTATGGTCCTTAGAGTATATTTGAGGAGCCTGGGGTTTCGGTAATAATTGATATTGCCGAGAATATAGGGAACATTTGAGGGCCTTTATTACTTTTGGTAATATGCGGGGAAATTGTCGCTGGTATACTTACCGGTACCAGTTTCGGCCGTTGTTACCGATTTTCCATTCGGAACCAAAAAAAACCTTGGAGGACTTCCAAGGTTCTCGGTTCTCTCATACACTCTTATTATCTTAGAGGACCTCCTAGCCACCCCATGGTTTCTAATAGGATAACCATTGTGGCTATCGAATAGCCTAATATAAAAAGGACCTTTAGGATTATCTCTTCGGTTTTACTGTACATTGTGGAGACCTTTCACGTTTTCGGTTAGGATTCTAGTTTGGATGGCTTTAATTCTATTTTCAACCATATCGGCAATGGTTGGTTCGGCTTCGATAAAATCGGCTATCATGGAGACCATGTAGCCAATGGTGTATCGGTCGGCTCGGGCTTGTTCGGTGCCTCTAAGCCTTTCGGAAGTATTAATGTGGTTCATTAGGGACTCGGCAAGGGTTAGGGAATAATTTACCTGGCTCTTAGATTTTCGCATGGTATTTACCTTGTTGGTTATCAAAGGAGCCATTATACACCGGAACGGCAATATTGTCAAGGATACCGAAAATGCCCCTAGGTTCCGGAGTGGTATTCGGATACCGATGGCGAAGCGTTGAGAACCCAGGTTCTCAAATTGGATCGGAATGTAGTACTTTGGTTTCTCGTAGGGTATTCCGAGGCACTCAGAGGTCCTCAGAGGGTAATACTTTTGTTTTCGGTAGTGGGGGACGGGGAGTACTTTTGTTTTCCTTTGAGGGCCTTAGGGGGCCTCTGGTATAAAAAAAAGTTGTTCTATGGCCAAACTCTTTTTTCGTATTTTTTATTTTCTGAGGCCCCTAGAGATATTTCGAATTTTACCGATTTTGCGTTCCTAAAATTTTTTTCAGGTGGCCCTCAGAGGATTTTCGAATTTTTCCAAGCGTTCTTTAGTATAGGCTTAATCATAAAGAACCACAGAAGGTGGCAGAATACTCCTATAATAACCCCGTATATAAATTCAGTCATTTCGTCCATCTTCTCCAATAAGTATATCCATTTCTACCGAAATTCTTGAGGAACCAAAAGAATATCAGATAGGCATACAGTCTATGATAGATTCTTTTACTCAGAGGCAACTCCGTGATATAGCAGAAGACATTCGGTGCGTTTTCACAGGTACACTGGTAAGGATCCGAGGTCCGGTCTGAGCAATAATGACAAGCATCAGTCATAGCCTGATAGTCTGTCTCGTCTACAGAATGATACAGAGCAATTTTACCATTGTACAGACAGGTGCCTTCAAGATTGTAATCATAGAAACTCTTAGTATAATAGAACTTCATGTCCTCATACGGTATCTTTATCATCTTCGAATCGCTTTATTAATCACGTTGACTCGTGTTGCTATCGGTTCATCCAACTCCATGACTCGCTTTTCAATTTCTTCTCGTTCTTTTTCAACGGCATCATCAATTCTCTTTAACCATAGTCGAGCGTGTTTTTTGCTATAGTCGTCTCTAACCATTTCGGCAAAATTCACAAGTTCATCAAATGAAAACTCATAGCACTTGTGCACATCACCGGAATCGTATTCAATCGAAGAAAAATATTCTTTAGCCATCTCAATTATTTTTTGTTTATTCATTCTTTAATTCCAAAATGGTGTTTAATATGTCCTGATGGATTCGTTCTTAATAGTTCATCAGCATACAAATCGGCGATTGTTGCACATTCTAGAATCAGCAATTCGGCAAACCTCTCTGTGGCTTCGTGTGAGTTTCCTACTCGGCTAGTAGGACCTAGAAGTCCAGCCTGTTCGGCAAGTTGTCCTATTCGTTTGTTCATTCCTGGACTCCGAATTGTTCTAATTGTTTTATTAGATTAGGTATTGCTTTCTTGTCTATAGTCAGATAAAATGGACCAATATCATCATAAGCGTGTATTTGTATTTTTACCGTTTTACCGGAATCGATAACTGAAAGATAAGGTTTATCTGTTGAGTTCATTCCTGGACTCCGAAGTAGTTTAAGATGTTTCCACCGACCCATTCGACTTTATTCTCGCTGACCATATCAGCTATTCTTGCCGCTTCTCTAATCAGCAATTCGGCAAACTTTATGTCGTATGATTCCGCATAGACTTTTAATGCTTCTTCTTTGTCTGAGATTTTAATCATAGCATCGAGTGCATATTGTTTAGCTTCTTGAGAAATTTCTCTAATTCGTTTATTCATTCTTTAATTCCAAAATGCTTTAATAAATCTTCACAATGCTCGCCTTGTCTGGACTCCCAATAGTCTATTCTTTGAGCACATTCTTTTACTAACAACTCAGCGAACTTTGCATAGTGCATTTCTAAATGTTCTGCATACGTTACCACATGGTCTCTTTCTACCGTTTCGAGATTGTGATTCACAATCTCCCATGCCTCTTTTCTAAGTCGTTTAATTCGTTCGTTCATTTAGAATTTCTCCATTTTTTGTAATGATAACTAGCCGCTACACATATACCTGGAATAAGTCCAATGACAAACCCAATAATTAGATAGTTCATTCTTTAATTCCAAATTCTTCCATAATTGATGTTTTGATACTTTGTGCCTTGATCCACATTCCGGTATCATGTTCATCATACTCATCATCATTAAATTCATGTTCACAAAATTTAATACATTCCCGAACAATGAATTCGGCAAACTTGGCCAATTCATTGTGTGTAATGGTTGTATGTGTAGATAGGTCTGGTTCTAATCCAACGGTTGCTTCATTCAATAGTTGCCGAATTCGTTCATTCATTGTTGTTCCTCAAATGCGTCTTTAAGACGTTTGACTTCTACCGAATCTTCAAAGCAAAGACAGTACTGAAACTGATACTTTGTCTCGTCTATCGGTAGACCATCGAAGTCCCTACAGAAATGTTTATATTTACCGGTCAACGGGGCTCCGTATTCTTTGATAGCATCTATGTCTAGTTCACTCATATTAAATATCGACTCCCGTTTTGACCTGGTTCATTACTGCCTGTACATTCATAGTTGTGGTCAGTTGCTTTCGGACACCTTTTGTTACCACAAACTGGACACACAATCATTCTGGAGAATGTTTCGAATACATCACGTTCCTTTGTGCAGTAATAACAACCACACAGAGATTTTGACAAAGACTTATTGCGAATCTTTACAAACTCGTCATACTTTTCTTTGGTGCCTTCACTATAACCACCGTCACCTGCATGGATATCGGCACCTGCTTTAATATTTTCGTTCATGTTATTCCTACATGTCCTGGGCAATCGAGACAATAAACGAAAAACAGATAGACATAAACGTAAATAGAGCAACATTTTCTCCTCTATAGTTAAAATCGTATCCCGAAAGCCATGCTAAAAAAGCACAGGACGCTAAAGCACCAAAAAACATTTTCTTATTCATTATAATACCACTCCGCTATTAGAATCATCCTGTAAAAGTTTAAGAATTTCTTGTTCGAGGTACACAGTGCCATAGTAATCATTCAAACGATTAGTGGCAAGTATGTAATTTCTACCGATTGTAGCACATTCTTTGATGATAAGTTCGGCTAGAATGTAATCATAGACACCACGTGTTTCATTACATTTACGGTCGGCTTCTCGTATAATATCTTTGAGTCTTGGACTTACTTGGTTCATTTTAATATCATTATCTTTAGATTGCAACATAACTATTTTACAAACATAGAAGATCCTACTTTGTCCCGTATGATTTTATTGAGTTCTTTGACTATATCTTCAAGTTCGCCTACTTTATTGATACCGACTCCACCATTAGATACTGGGAGTGCTGTTCCGATTGTTGTTCCAATTGAAGTAGCGTGTATAATCTTTTCATTCGAGTCAGGTACAAAACCGACAGGCATCTTACCATTGATTGTGGCTATTCTAGCAATGATTTCATTGATATCTGTGCGGTTTCGCCAAGTACCGATGAAGACACCATGAACTTCACTCGAACCATATAATTTGTCTGCATCAATTAAGTACAACAAATTTCTTATATCTTCACCTTTGCGGTCCTTTTCGGTAATATAATTATTGTATTCATGTCTATTACCAGCAATCACCCATAATTTTTGCATTACATACCACTCCGTTTTTTGATAAATTCTTGTAGTTCAGGATCATTCTCTTGGTCTTTATCTGCTACAAACAAAGCACGATTTCTTGGGTCTGCATCAGGTGACGGTCTGGTCAGATAATACATCGCAAGAGAGTTTCGATTGAAGTTACCAGGACAAGCAATAGGTTCAGGAAGACCATGCCATGAATTCATAGTCGTGTCAAATAGGACTGCACGATTAAACTTGTTCTCAACTTTAGTTACCAGTTCTTTAGGTTTACCAGTTTCTTCGTTGTGACTCCATAATTCTAGACCACCACCCCAATTAGGTTGCCAGTTCGGTGTCATATAGATGATGATATTGAACTTTCTTTCTAGTTTCAGTTTAGGATGAATAGAATAGTCTTTATGAATGTTCAGATAACCACCAGGACTATGTGAGTGCATACCACCACCATGAAGACCGTAGTCAGGATAGATTTCCTGCAATCCTGTGATTTCGGTAAGTTTGTCTACCCACCATGGTGAACACAGATAACTGAGTGCAGTATAGATAGATGCCGGAAACTTGTCCCAATGATTAGAGGTCTTCTTGTCTTCAATCGCATTAAGATAGTGAGCAGTCCATGCATCAGACTCGTAATCGGGAAATTCCTTTGCTATCAGCTTGGCATTTTCTTCACCAAAGAAGTCATCCATAATTAGATGGCTAAATGGTTGAGCCTCTTTAAACTGTTTTTGTAGATTTGATGTCATTATTAGCTACCACTTCAGTTGGCATTTTTTCTTCTTCAAAATTGTAAAGTCTAAACAACTGTACCGATTTCCAGTATTTGGTGTACAGATGATTAATCAAAAGTGCCGCTAATGCTATAACGACAATACCCAAAGATACCAAAATGGCACCGACTAAAAACAATCCGTAATATTCCAAATCCATAATTACTCCTTAATACTATTATTTGCTAGTTCTTGTTTGTCAAAGATAGAAACTAATCTTTCATCATTATACACGTTTTCTACTTCTGTGTCAACCTTTTTTTCTTTTTTGCCGAAAATAGCATCCCAGTTGTTTTCGAATGTTTTTGAATCAACACTCAAAGGTCTTCTACTAGAACCTTTACCACCATCACTCATTCTTATTCTCCATATAATATTTGTACATCTTAACTAAGTGAGCAAACTGTAATGGGTGATGTTCCGGATGAGGAACTGTACCACCACGGAACTCTACCAGTTTGTTATAAAACTCTAAAATTTGTTCGTCTGTCATTGATTTGAAATATAAAACTATTATATATATTAGTATAAACACTAATAGGGGTTAACATGAATATCATTAAAGCATTTAGATTTATTCGCCAACGTATGCAACAATCTGAACTAGAATTATATATTGAAGCTAGAAAGCCATCCACAGCGGCCGATGTTGAAAGACTCACAAGAGAATTCCAACAAAGACAGATGTTTCGCAATTTCGCTTAAAATTCAATAGAAGACCAAGTCTTCAACCTTGTCATCTTTTCCTGAATATACTTCGTCAGATTATCTTCGTTGATAATCTTTTTATCCGTAAGTATAGAAATCATGGCTAACAGGTCACCGATTTCTTCCTCAAGTCTTTGAATATTGGTAACACCATTATACTCGGAATTAATACCGAATCTAAAGATTTTAGAAATTGCTTGGGTGACCTCTGCACACTCCTCTTGAGTGATGCAGAAAATCTCCTTTTGTTCTTTTGTTAAATCACTCACAGATTTTCCTTAAGTAATACTTTTTCATTAATCGGTTGTTCTTTGATATATTGCTCAGAGAACTTTACCGCATCCTCATAGTCCCTGATGACGGACATTTTGACGACCTTATCATTCTCTAATAATTTAACAACCCATCCATCATTTACTTGTTCAATAAGTGTTGAGCGCATTTTATCTCCTATGCAATTAAGTTAATGAATCGGTTAAGAACAACACGATTCGACATTTTATTGGTATTGTGCTTTATGAAGGCAGATGCAATACCACGGCGAGTTGCATTTTCAGCAACTTCGAAAGTTTCTTCTTCAAAATCATCGTCTGGGTTCTCACGACTTTTCCAAGCATAAATTGAACTTTCTTCAGATTTCAACAAATAGTATTCATCATAGCCAGCAGACTTAACGATTGCAAATTTGTTTCTTCTAAAGTTTGTCTGTGCCTCTTCAAGTTGAATACCAGATTCAAAGAAGTTATTTCTGTTTCTTCTCAGTTCAGAAGAAGACAACAGGTAATAACCAATCACAGTACAATCAACTGTTTCTCTCAATAATTCAATCAAACCTTTAGTCATTACACTTCGGTATGCTTGTGTAATATATACCTGTTCTTTGGTAGCTGGATGACGGATCACAGCACCATCGTACATTGGAATATTTGAAACATAACCATAGTCTCTTTGTGCCGATGTTTCCGGTTCATTCGTCCACACATGGTCGATTGCATCGGCTTCACCGTCAGTCAAAAATACGGCATGAACTTTTTGAAGTTTATACTTGTTTTTGAATTCGGGCACGATTTTCATAGCGGCAATAATAGACTCGTTCAATGGTGTAGAACCAAGAGTAAACCATTTTGGCATACGTCTAGTCATTTGACCATGCTCATCAGTCAAAGCACTATAGTTACAATAAGAGCACAAAGCGGCACATGCAGTAGTGAAATCTGAAGGACCCATTCTACTCGAAAGAATATTCAGTAATCTAAAATCACCAAGTCTCATGTCACCAATTTTAGGTTTTACTTTGTAATTCTTCGGACTACCATTATTGTAATCATCAGAAAGATTATTGGAAAAAGCATACACTTCGTAAGGTATCGAAACTTTACGGCAGAATAATACTAAGTTAAACAATTGCTTAACAGTACCTTTCAAGTGATTTTGCATAGAACCGGACCAGTCGATGAACATAACTAAACCGTGTGATTTGCCATTTGGTACAACTGTGATTCTTTTGAAGAGGTCTTCAGAGAAACCGTATGAGTAGATTTTACTCATATTCAATTCACCGGTTTTGGCAACAGATGCACGTTTCATTTGTTCTGCATTTTTACGCATCTCAAATTCTTTTACAAGATAAGAAACAATCTTCTCAGATTCTTTGCGTAATTTTTGGAAACCTTGTTGGTCTAATGTACCTTCATCCTCTACGAACTTGGCATACAATTCTTTGAAATCTAATATGGCTTTTTTAGTATCGATATTAGGAACATTCATGTATGTCAAATTTCTTGATTTTTGGTCGAGAAGACGATTTTCGTTTCTACGATAGGCTTCATCGGTAAAAGATTTTACTTCGGAATCGGCATCTTCAACTTCCGAAACATCATCGCCAAAATCTTCAAAATCATCCAATTCGAATGGATCATCACCATGATCCATTTCCATGTCATCTTCATTTTCACCGGTTGCGTCTTTTTTAGATAAAACTTTTCGTTTCTCTTCTTCACGCTTTTCTTCGGCTTGTTTTTTCATAAACTCTTGAATACGTTTAGCAACATCAATAACTTCTTCATACGTTTCAGTATTTTGAACTTCATTCAACAATTCTTTTTCTTCATCATTGAATTTGATAAGAAGTTGAGCACCGCCTTTTGAGTGCATATTGATACGGTCGATGAAATTCAGTTGATTGAGGTCTTTGCCGTTAGTATCAAAGAAATTACGGTCAAGCAATTCATTGTATGCTTTTAAGAATGAGCCTCTAAGACCAGGAAATTTAGATTGAATTTTCTTTTCAATACGAACATCTTCCACGATATTAAGAATGCCTGAATTGACAGTTTTAGATTCGATAGCGGCTTTCATGCCATCTAAAGGAGTATAGAGTGCATGACCAACTTCATGTCCTGTGAATAAGTCGTAAAGTTCAATAGAAAGTTTTTTATCTAGGATTGGAATCGTCAAAATACGATTCTTAACATCAAAGGAAGCAGTGGAACACTTACGTTCTTCAACGAGAAGGTTCTCAGTAGCCATCAGTTTAGCTAAAAGTGATTTTGATTGAATTAATTGCATAACATTCCTATAAGTAAGACTCTATTATAGCAGAAATAGCCCAAAGGTCAAGTACTTTGTATGTTTGCCGCAACATCTTTCTTTTTTAATACTAAAGATTGACCTTCTTTATTGATTTCTATCTCATCTCCTTCTTGCCATCCTGCTTCCGCAATGATTTCATCCGGAATTTTGAACAAAATCTCATCAGGATTGCCAGGAATGTCCTCGAAAAGGTCTTCTACATCATAAATTCTAGAAAAATTGGGCTTTTCAATACTTTTTCCCCATGCTGTCATCACTTTGTCGAGAGATTTGTGGTCAATTTTCATAATTTTCTTTCAATTTTAAGGGATGCTTAGGTTTTCGAGTGTATTTTACCTCAATTTTATGAGGTTGCATAGGTTTTATCGGTGTTCGACAATGTGGACGTTGTAAATTTACAACAAAAGTTTCTTTTTTCTTCATTTTATCGTCTCATACTTGAAATTGCTACGGCTTCTTCATTGTTGAACACAGGAACGGCATTGGATTTGTGCATTGTAGCGATACCCATGACCTTTGTGCCTGTATAAACTTTAGCAGGTGCTTTGGTTGCAACGGCTAAACCGGAATTTAGTGATGGATGACGAACGGACTCACCTCTTGGTGACGTGGATAGTTTGTAAACGTATTTTTCGGTTTTCATAACAACTTTTTTCTCAGGTGTGTGGGATTTTAACCACGATTCATATTGTTCACGTACCGCTTTTGGCAGTTTGTGCTTCTTTGTCTTTTTAAAACTAGGATGTATAATCATTTCGACCTCCAGAATTACAATTCTATCACATCTGTGGAGGTTTGTCAAGGTAAATGTTGTATTAATGCAACGGTTTTCTATTTCTAGGCTTTATCGATATTGACTCCTGTCCGGCATAATCCATGTCAGCAAAATGCTTGAAATTTTTATTTTGCTTATTCTTTTTACGGTTTCTTTGATACTCATTGTAATCCTCTAAAGTATCTCGATCCTTACGAAACTTACCTACAAATTTTGACACCTAATTTTCCCCTTTACGGTAACATATTTGGAAATGCTTGTTTTACAAACTTATAATTTAAACCTTTAACACCTTGATCCTTGTTAAAGATACCAATAATAACCTCAGCATCACGAGGTTCTAAAGATTCTAAAAGTTGAATTAATAATTCATTTTGTTTCTTTGGGGTTAGTGCATTTGCAGTAGGATCACCTTCCCTAAACATGTATAATTTTTTAATCTTATTGCTTATTGTATCGTAAGTCAAACCAGGTAACTGGTCTGTCGGTATTTTGTAGTCACTAGGTAACTCTGTTATTTTCCATCGAAATTCCGGATGAAAGGTCATCTTCAAAACCTCAACGAGTGTACCGCTTAAGTTTTTACCAATAATATCCATTCGTTCCTGATGTGTTTTTGCTTTCTCAAATTCATCAAAAATTTCATATATGTTTTTCGTAGCCATTAAAATTCCTCTATTACATCCATTAAGTTAGTCAGTCTCTTTTCTATAAAGTAAGAGAACATTTTTTGTCTTGATTGTGGCTTTACTGTATTATACTCTGCCATAATCTTTTCTTTCAAATCCTTAGGTATGTATCTAAAATCAATTAGTTGACGATTTCTTTCAAAACCTTTCTTAGCAGTATCATCAGACCAATCTTCATGTGGTGTGTCTAATAATAATGTAAGATTAGCCTCTGTTAGAGCCTTTTGTCTGCCACCAGATACAAACGTATCACCAGGTGATAGAACGTTCGGTATACCGTCACCTTTGTCACCTTGAATGACTTTTAGTTTTAAGTCTTTGATTGGTGTCTCAGATACTAAGAATTTTTTAGTTGCAGGATTATATTGTGTGACGTTCTTAAACATTTGAAGTTGTAAGAAGTCATTGTCACTAGATAATACTAGAACTTTTTCTTTGTTCGGGTTTGTGCTTTCGGCAAGAGTTGCAATAATATCATCGGCTTCTGCACCCTCAACGTCAATGACCTTGTAAGGCATATTTTGCTTAATCTCTTCTTTGAATTTAGTTAGCATATCAAATATGTAATGCCAATCTAATTTAGATTTTTCTCTGCTTTTTTTACGGCTTGCTTTGTAGAATTCAAAGACTTCTTTACGCCAGTATTTTCTATTATCACAACAGATAATAACTTCACCGTATTTGTTTTTGAATTTCTTAACGTGAGAACGTATGATATTCAAAACGATATGCCTAAACATCTCTTCTGGCATATCGAACTTTTTCTTTTGGTCAATTTGCGCCATTAAACCTGATAGCACAACTTGGTTAATATCAATTAAAATCATATAATCTTTCGGTAGTTACATGTATGATTCTAACATAATTTTTCAAGGCTGTCAAATAAATCTTCAATTATTTCGGTAGATTTTGTGGTTCTTCTAGCAACCACACCAAACCAATCATCCGGTATAAGTGTTGAAATGTACTCTCTTGGCTCTGAAAGTATAGCATCAAAGCGTTCCAGGTTAGTTATCATTCCTTCATCGTTGTATTTAAACAACATAACAGTCCATGATGGTCCTACCGATGTGCGGTCAATCTCTTCACCTTTATCGAGATATGTCTCACCTCGAACTGTCATAGCATTTTCGTGTTCGTCATTTGGAATGAAAAACAGCAAATCAAAATTCTCAACTAGTTTTAGATAGTCCAGCATTATATTCCTTAATATGTGACTTTCTTACCCTTACCATAATCCATGTATTGTAATAGTCATCACTTTCAAGTGCGCCTTTTATAAACTGTTCTTTAGCTTCGAGATATCCACATTCACCTTTTGATTTGCAAAGGTAGATAATCTCTCGACTAAAGTTTTCTTGGCCCAATTGTAACACATCTTTGGTCACCTCGGCACTACTCCCGTAGTAAGTTTGCCAGTCCGAGGATACCTTAAACTTTTTCTTCTTCCCCTTTACTACTTTTGTTTTAGAGGAGTAGAAGAATTTCTTTCCAATGTATTTCCTGCCGGTTAATGTATTGGTTATTAGATACACGAAGCCATAATTGTCACCAATCATTTCCTCGGTAAAATCTTTACCATCATATTGCCACAAGTTTTGAATTAATTCCAAAGGTCATCACCATGGCGCCAGGGAGATTTTCCTTTACCTTCTTTGGAAATGTTGTGTTTTTTTCTTAATTTTTTAGCTTCTTTTTTTGCTGACATATCAAGGCCTAATCCTCGGGCATCATGGAGAACACCGCCCGCTTTATGTATTAATTCGGAATGTTTATGCATATCCGAAGCTACTTCAGAACCATAGTGTTTTAAAACATCATTATGTGTTTTTTTAGCAGTGGCTTTGTGTTTATCTTCATCTGTATAATGTCCCGATTCACCCATATGATGATATTCAGCGTGTTTTGCCCATAATTTTGAAAGATCCTTATCAGTTTCTTCCTGTAAAATTTCTTCGCCTAAAAGTGTTTTTATGATGGTAGTTCTTAGATCCATGATATTTCTCCTCTATAATTAAACTTATGTTTCTGAACCGATACATTCTTTAATGGGGAAGTATCGTATATTCATATATTTATCTATTCAAATTTACGACAAGTATCACGTATATAAGTATAAACTTAAAGATTAATCCCAATCGTCTGTGTCCAATTCA